AAGGAAACTACATGTGTGGAATATTTGCATTATTAAACAATGACAACTTGTTTCAACAAAAATTTATTAATGACCAATTTATGAAGGGCCAAAACAGAGGGCCTGAATTTTCTAAAATGTTATCATACACATTGCAGTGTTTATTGGGGTTTCATCGCTTGGCTATTAATGGTTTGAATGATGTCTCTAATCAACCAATTATAATCGGCGATACGGCTGTTATTTGCAATGGTGAGATTTATAACTACAAGGAGCTATATGCTCTAATGGGCATTACTCCTGTAACACAGTCTGATTGCGAAGTTATTATTCACTTATACAAAAGGTATGGAATGAAGCAGACTCTGCAAATGCTGGATGGTGTATTTGCATTTGTTCTTTGCGAGGTTAACATAAATGACCCAATATCAAAGATATACGTTGCAAGAGACCCTTATGGTGTGAGGCCATTGTATGTGCTAAACCAAAAAACTGTCGGCCCAGATGATAGAATTCCTATTTATGGGTTTGCTTCAGAGCTAAAGGAGTTGTCAGAATTTTCTAAAACACTTCCAACCCACGCGGTTGAACATTTTATACCAGGAACATATAGCAAGTTTATCATGAAATATAAAGTATCTCCAAAGTGGGAGCTTAAAAAAGAGCACTACAAATATCACTCTACAGGTTTTTCTAGCGTTATTAATGAATTGCAATATGATGTTGGGAGGACGTTTAAAAATATTCAACATTATTTGTCAGAAGCCGTTAAGAAGCGAGTTTTAATTACGGAACGCCCCATTGCTTGTTTATTATCCGGTGGTTTAGATAGTAGTATAATTACTGCTCTTGTAAATGAATTCCACAAGCAAAATTCTGATAAGCCATTGGAAACGTTTAGTATTGGTATGGAAGGTTCAGAAGACTTGAAATATGCTCGCATTGTTGCAGATTACTTGGGAACAAATCACACTGAAATTTTATTGACTGAGCAGGATTTTGTTGACGCAATTCCAGAGGTTATTTGCACTATTGAAAGCTATGATACTACCACAGTAAGAGCTAGCATTGGAAATTATTTGTTGGGAAAATATATTGCGGCAAACAGCGACGCAAAGGTTATCTTCAATGGCGATGGATCAGATGAGTTGTGTGGAGGTTATTTGTATATGCACGCAGCACCAGATGCAATTGAGTTTGACAAGGAATGCCGGCGTCTTTTGAGGGAAATTCATGCATTTGATGTTTTGCGTTCCGATAAGTGCATTTCATCTCATGGTTTGGAGCCTAGAACGCCATTTTTGGATAGAACATGGGTTCAGTATTACTTGAGCATTGATCCGTCTCTAAGATTTCACAAAGGCAACAAGCAGTGCGAAAAATTTTTGCTAAGAAGTGCGTTTAGTGAGGACAATTATTTGGATTCAAATGGCAGCGCATTATTGCCAAAATGCGTTTTGTGGAGGACTAAGGAAGCGTTCAGCGATGGAGTTAGCAAAACAACAAGATCTTTATATGAAATTATACAAGAAAAGGTTGTTTCAATTTCTGCCTCTCAAGATATTTTTAATGTGACGTACGACCACAATGCTCCAGACACTGATGAAAAAAATTATTATCGCAGTATTTTTGAGAGTTACTATCCTGGGCTAGGAAACGTGGTCCCTTATTTTTGGATGCCGCGTTATGTTAAAGCTAAAGACGCAAGTGCTAGAACGCTGCAAATATACAATGAAGTTAAAACGGAGACAAATTAGTGGAGAATCCACAATCCCCTATTACATAATCCTAAAATTTCATTTTATTTCTTATTTTAAGGGAGCTGAATAAAATAAAATTAATGTGTTTATTTTATTCGTTGTATATAATAAGAAAATGTCAATACAAAAAAATTTATACAAGGTCCAAAATTTTTGGTTTAACGTGTTTATAGTTATCACTTATTTACTGTATATATTATTTGCGGTTGGAATATTTAAAAACGCGCCACAATATTTAGAATTATTAGATTATTACGTTAAAATATATATTAGCTTATTCTTATTATGGCGCTTTAATCCTTTTAATTTACTGATTTAGATAGAAAAATAGCATTTAGTGCAGGAATATTCTTATTTACAACTAGCGCAATTAATCAAATACTTACAAACTATTTAATGGATGCAAAGAATACAATAATGTCTAAAATCCCATTTGGCGTTATTAATAAGTTTTTCTAGTTTTTTGTTTATTTGATCTATTGATATTTTTTAAATTATGTCTTCTAGTTATTTTCTTACTAGAAGTAGATGCAGAATTGCTCTGTTCGCGTGGTTTCTTTTTAAAAAATAAATCTAAATGCTCCATTATTTTTTTTGTAACAATTTTGTCAATCTCAAACTCTTTATCATCCTTTTCTGTATAAATAAATTCAAATTTTTTCATATTCTCTTTCATAAAACCAACAAAATCATCATTATTAAAGTTTTCAATAATTTTCCTAGAAAGCGGCGCATTGCTATTAATGAACCGTTGAATCATTGCGTCAAACTCCAAATCATGCGTGTATGGTTTAACTTTAATGTAATAAACATTTTCATAATTCATTTTCGGATAATATGTATCGTCTAGGTAACAAATTTCAGCATCTTTTGGAAGTTTTGTGCATTTTATTAAATCTTTCATTGATTTTTCGTGACTAGACCGACACAATTCTACTCTTTTTCCATTTATTTTGAAAGCAGATATAATGTGATTAAATATTTTATAATTCATTTTAGAATCAAAATAATTTTTAATATAATTTACCCATTCTTTAGGGCCTTGGTTATTTGTGTAAATCATTATTCCGTGACATTGTTTATTAATCTTTTTCTCCTTTAAGAAATTAAAAATATTGAAAATATTAGGTCGCAAGAATTCAGGAAACATGTCTAATATGTTATTAAAATCATTTTGATTTAAATTAATTTTATTTTCCGGATAATGCAAGTTAACATAATTATTTAATGAATCCCAAAATATTCCCAACTCAACAAAATAACCCATAGTTTCATCCATGTCAAAGACCACTATTTTTTGTTTATTTAGAAGCATTTAAAATAGTTGTATATTTTAAATATACAAAAAATAGTTATTTTGAAAAAATTATATTGTGTGACATTTATATGTTATCTGGAAAAGTTGGTGAAAAATTAATTCATACTTATGATGATAAAAAACAGGTTCTAATAAATAAAATAAATGCACTTAAACTGCAACAAATGAGAATTTTAAACTATGAAAAAAGCAAAAAAATAGAATACAACGTTGTTATACCATTAAAAATTTACCAAACATGGCATTCTAAAGATTTGCCTATAAAAATGAGGCAATCAGTTGATAAATTAAAATTAAAACATCCAAGATTTGAACATTTCCTTTTTGATGACAACGATTGTAGAGAATTTATTGCCAATAATTTTGATATTTGCGTATTAAAAGCATTTGATTCATTAATACCTGGTGCATATAAAGCCGATTTGTGGCGTTACTGCATTCTATATAAAAATGGTGGAATATATTTAGATATCAAATACGGTTGCATAAACTCTTTCAGATTTATTGAGCTTACTGAAAAAGAACATTGGGTGCTTGACATTGATGGAAATAATATTTATAACGCTCTTATAGCAGTTAAACCAAACAACGAGATTTGTCTTAAATGCATTAATCAAATTGTAGAGAATGTTAAAAATAGATATTATGGAGGTAGTTGCGTGGATCCAACTGGTCCAGGACTAGTATCTCATTTTATTGGCGAAGGGAGAAAAAGTATTGAATTAGAACATATTTGGAATAAACCAACCGGAGATAAATTTATTCTTTATAAAAATGTTGCCATTTTAAAAATGTATAATGGATATTATCACGAACAAGAAAAAAATAAAAAATTTATTCATTATAATATTTTGTGGAAAGCGCGCAAAATTTATAAATAAATGCATAAATAAATTATAATCAGGATTTACACCCTTGAAGATTTAAAATGATACCTTTTACATATATAATTTATAATCGGCATAACAAACTGAATTTGAATTTTTTAGTTTTCCATGATTATCACACCACCTTTTACCTAATTTAGAAAAGTCAATAGTAGTTTTATCACCATTTTTTGTAGAGGAATGAGTTATAGTATGGTAATTTGTATGTTTACAATTATTGCAAATTACAACCATTTCAATTAAACCATCATTATAAATATTTATATGTTGTATAGTAGCTTTCATTTATAAAATAATATAAAAATCTTTATATTATTTTTGTCCCATTTTAAATCTTCAATGGTGTAAAGCATATTTTATGGGCGATAAAAACACAAGTTATGCTGTTATTTTTCAATTTATAGAAGATGCAATGTGCGATTTTATAGACCACGCTTATTCTGCAACCGTCGGCCTCGGTGGAAAAAGAATGCAAAAAAGTAAAAAAATAAGAAGACTAAAATTAAGAGGGTTAAAACTAGACGATTAAAAAGAAAAAATAGAAAAAGACGCAAAATTAATTACATCAACCATTGAAAGCGTTCATTACTCCAACCATCTAACTCTCTTCCTGCAAATAAATGTTGTATCATTGTTTGGTGAAAATGTTCTGAAATAAAACATATCATTGCGCTATTTTTATAACATGCATATTGTTTCTTATTTTTAAACGTTTTCATATTATTTTCCTGTAAATATTTTTCAATTCCAACTGTAAAAACTCCAGGACCTGTTAAAAAATGGACAATATGTTCTCCTTTAATAACTGGAATATTTAAAATCCTCTTAATTGACAATTCAATAATAGATTTTAAAATTGGTGAATTTTTAGGCGCAGCGAACGTCCATTGACATAAATGCAATGTGTCATCTTCAGGTGCACAAACAATCATTGCGTCATGCGTTGTAAATATGTTTGGATTGCATTTGCATATAGTGTCAGTGTCCGCATATATTCCACCATATTTGTATATAATGCAATAACGCCACAAATCTGCCTTCATTACAGGCAATGGAAGTTTATTATAAACGTCGTATATAACATCTCCAAATTCTGCAACCATTTCTGTTCGCATAAATTCGTCGCACATTTCATTTGTATAGAAATGATATCCAAATTCAGGAACAAACCGTCTCCAAGTTCTCATTGCAATTTGCAATTTAGGCTTACTTTGAATATATTGAATAGACTTGTGCGTTTGAAAAATTCTTTTTGGAATGCCGACATTATTAAACAAGTGTTTATTATCCTTTTCTGTTATCGTTATTTCCATTTATAAGTTTAATTTAGTTTTTTAATTTAATTTTTTAACTAGTCGCTAAATTAAATATTTGCATAATATAAATCAAATGCCTTATAAAATTACAAAAGCGGATTACTCAAAAATTCTTGATTATTATGGATTAACAGTTCCAAAAAATGCGACTGACATTAAAACAACTGCTGAAAAAATTTTAGCAAAGAAGTTGTGTTCTTGCATTAAAAAAGTTGGTGGTCCAGACAATGAATCACGCGCTATTGGCATTTGCACTAAAGCGGTTTTAAACAGAAAAGGGCTTTCACGCGGTAAATTCAAATGCAAAAATGGACGCAACGTTGAATTGAAAAAGACTGCAAGGAAAATGATTGTTCCAAAAACCAAAAAAACAAAGACGCAAAAAAAGCGTTAGACGCGGTCGTTTAGCATCTATAAATTATTATCTATCATAATTATATGTCAATGCATAATAAATATGATATTATTATTGTAGGCGGAGGAATTTCCGGTCTTTATAGTGCATATAAAATCCTTAAAATGGCCCCAGAAACAAAGTTGCTTGTTCTTGAACGCTATAAAAAACACTGGCTTGGCGGAAGACTCGGAAATGAAATGTTTCAAGGAGTCCAGGTCGTAAATGGTGCAGGTGTTGGACGCAAGGAAAAGGATTATTTGCTGATTGACCTATTAAAAGAACTGAAAATACCCTACGGCGAATTCCAAGTGTCGCACAATTACGCGCAAACTATTTCGCCTCCTTGTGACACAAAGAAGCTATTTAATATATTAAAAAAACAATTTAAAGAACATCAGGTAAAAAAAACGTTTAAAGAGTTTGCATTGCCCATTCTAGGACCTGTTGTGTATAAACGTTTTACTGTCTGCTCTGGTTATACAGACTATGAAAATGAAGACGCCGGAGACACACTTTTTAATTATGGGTTTGATGACAACTTTGGCCACTGGACGGCGCTTCATATTCCATGGAAGCTCTTAGTTGATACCATTTCTAAAAAAGTTGGATTTCAAAATATACGCGTTTCTAGTAATGTAACTGAAATTAAAGCGGTTTCTCCGTGCAACTTTATTGTGAACACAGAAAAAGATGTTTCTTATTCATGCAATAAAGTCATATTAGCAACCACAATAAGCAGCGTTCAAAAACTTCTTCCCAGTGAAACCATATATAAACAGATTCACGGTCAAACATTTTTGCGTTTATATGGAAAATTTACTAAGGCTTCTGCGGAGATAATGAAGCAGTTTGTTCATGGATATACTGTTGTTCCAGGACCTTTGAAAAAAATTATACCTATGAACGCGGAGAAAGGCGTGTATATGATTGCTTACACTGATAATGAAGACGCCAAATTCTTGAAAGACCATCTAGAAAATACTCCAAAAAATAGAGACTATTTTTGCGATCTTTTGGAAGACGCCCTTGGAATTCCTGATGGCGCATTGAATTTGATTGCCATTAAGGACTTTTATTGGCCAATTGGTACTCATTATTACGAACCTTTGCATGGTCCATTTAAGAACCGCAAGGATTTTATCAAGAAAGCACAGAATCCTATACCAGGAATGCTTGTTGTCGGAGAGATGATAAGCATGAATCAAGGTTGGACCCAAGGCGCGCTTGAAAGCGTGGAAGCAGTTGTTACTAAAAAATGGGTCAATAGCAACTGCTGAAATTGAAACTTTAGTTATTAATTGTTTTAAAGATACTTAAAAGTAACAAAACAAATAGTGTATAAATGCGAAATATTGTTGGTTTGCTTTTTCTTTTCTGTTGTAGCGTGAATAGTTTTAACTTTTACGGAGCGACAAGACCTCTTGGTTATTTTGACCCCCTTGGCTTTGCTAAGGGTAAGCCAGAGAGTGAATTGTCAAGGCTTCGTGAAGCTGAACTAAAACACGGTAGATGGGGTATGATATCAGCAGTAGCAATTCCTGTAACTGAACTCGTTACTCATCAACAAGGTATTCACGTTTTAGATAATGCAGACGCAATTACTGTGTCCGCGTTTGTGAGTGCTGTTGCTGCTTCTGAATTGCAATCTATGTTATTAGGTTGGGAGGACCCATTTAAAAGTTCATCAAACTTATTTGTATTGAAGGAGGATTATCAACCTGGCAGCCTTGGATTTTCACTACCCAAGTCATTTTTAAACAAAGATGAGACATTTATGTTGGAGGCTGAAGTAAATCACGGACGTCTTGCCATGATTGCTTCATTAGGAATGATAGCGCAAGAATTAGTTACAAATAAGCCCCTTTTCTAAACTATTCAAACTCACATTTTTAGATATTTTTATTTCTTTTCATATGTTATGAAGACAATAAAACGCACGCATAAAAAAATGCCTAATAAATCAAAAACAAAAAAACAATTTTTATACAATCCCAATAATCCAAAGAAATCCTTTGATGTTTATATAGATAAAAACCCAAAAGACACAATTCATATTAAATATAAAACATTAGAAGACGTTAAAAATACAATTGACAAACTTGAAAAATTATATAAGGATAAAAAATATACACACAAACGAATTTGGCAGGTAGCTATGATTATGAAAGTTCGTTTAAATGTATTAAAAAATAAAAAACCGGAGCAGTATAAATTATCAAAAAGGTATTTTGATTTCTTGGGTGAAAGAACTAATTTAAATGATAAAATGCGTTATACATCTATATTTAAATATTAACTTGAATATAGGTGTTTAGTTTATTTATCACCGGTTATAGCGTAATAACCGTGATAACCAATTGACGCAAAACCAAGCATCAAGAGGAGCTCGTATGCTTGTCTAGGTGTTGCTTGTTTATTGTAGCCAATGTAAACCAAAATGGGGCCAACTACAAATATGTGAAACAAATTAACCCATGGATTTTTACCTGCATTAACTTTAAGATAAGTCTTGTATGCGTGATAAAAAACAATAATAATGCCTAAAGCTACTAAAATTGGATACATAAATGCTGGTACACTCGTTGACTTAATTCCTACATACAAGAATAGGGTTCCAACTATCAAAATATGAAACAAATGAACATACAATTCCTTCATTATGTATTACTCATTTATTTATTTTTTCTTTGTAAAATATATAAATGTCTACTCCTTCTACTCCTAGTTCTGCGTTCAATTATTCTAATACACAGACCCATCAAACTGGCGGAAAAAAAACAGTTAGAAAGGTTCTTATTAAGAAGGGGAAAGGTCACAAGAGTGTTAAATATTACAAGAACGGAAAACTCGTTTCAACTATTAAACGTGGGTTAAAACCAGTTGAAATCGCATTTATCAAGATTGGAAAATTTATTCCAGGTTTATTTAAAGATTGTGGATGCAATAAAACTAGAAAACGCCGCCATTAAACATCGGTCTGCGTGCGATTCATTATTTTGAAAGATGATCCATTGCAGATAAAAGTACTTGTTCTTGAGCTGTTAGCTTCTGGAATACTAAACACTCCTCCATCTTTATTTGATAATGCTTGTGAGCAAAGTTCTTACACGTGAGAGAAACGCCGTCGTCCGTTACATTTATTTCACATAGAATCCCACCTGCAGTTAGATGCAAATTATCTGGGTCTTTAATAGGTATCCATCTTATAAAAGCACCGTGTCGCAATTCATTCATCTCATCCACATACATATACTCTTTTAATTTTTGCATTATTTCAGTTATTTCTTTTTGCGATAATTGCAACTCTTTCAAAATATCTAGTTTCATATTATTAATTTTCTTTGTGGTTAAATTCATAAATTTTGAATTCTCCTCATTTTCTAGAGCTTTTAATAGTTTTTCAACGTTCATGATTTATGGTTTATATAGTATCGCATTAAATTAGTTTTATATAAGTTCTTTTAAATGATATAAAATTATATTGCATTTTTTATTATGGCAAATATAATACCTGATTGCACTTTGGTTACAGGATGTTATAATTTATCTAGATTTCATAATGGAGCGCGAAGTTTGGAACAAACAATAAAACAAATAGATGTTGTTATGCAATTGCCTGTTTATATGGTTGTTTATACAGATAAAATGCTTATTGATGACATAAAAAAATTAAGAAATAAATATGGAATGGAATATATAACAAAATATGTAGTAATTGAATTTGAGAATTTGTGGGTTTATCAATATCTTGATAAAATAAAAAATAATAGAACAAAAAAATGGGATACTCGCGACGAAAGAAACTGTCCAGAAACTCACGCGATTAATTGTAACAAAATGGATTTTGTTCTAAATGTTATTGATTTAAATCCATTTAACACAACAAAATTTGCGTGGCTAGATTCTTTTTTAGATTCAAATGGAAAAATGCGCATTTGCGAAGATTACTCTATTGATAAATTTTTATACAATTTGCATAATATCTCGGAAAAATTTCATATTCAAATTTTGAATGTATGCGATAAAAATTATAAAGATAAAAAGTTAATTGATGAATATTACACAACTTATAGATATATTGTTTGTGGTGGATTTTTTACATGTGGAAAAGAAATTGGATTAAAAATTCTTACGCGACTTAAAAAAATCTTTATTGAAACAACTGAACTAGGTTATGGGCATGGTGATGAAATGTTATATTTAGAAATCCTAGATGAATTTTATGATGACATATTTCGCGGTTATGGAGATTATGAACAAATGATTAATAATTTTATTGAACCTACTAGAAATTTTGATTACATTTATAATATTATCTTAAATAGATATTTACAATTTGGTTATTACAGAGAATCGTATGATTGTTCTGTTACATTATTAAAACAAATAGAATCTTTTAAAGTGCATGTAACTTGGGATTTTTACATGAAAATTTTATTTAGTTATTACGTTTCGGCTTACTATTATAAACCCAACGAATGCATTAAAATTGTAAACCACATTTACTCGGTGCGCGAAAAAAATCCTTATATGAAAAATGAATTTGATAAAAATGCTGGGTTTTATATTTCGCAGTTTAAATTCGCAAATTTATTCAAAGAAAAATATGAATTAATTATTTGCGTTTTTGCATGCGCTACTATTCCCAAATACAAGGACGAAATTTTAAAGATTGAAGAAACATGGGGAAAACGAGCAGCAGAAAAAGGTATAAAAGTTTTATACTTTTTAGGAGAAGAACAAACTGAGCTACAAAATGATTCAAAATACATTTATTTAAAAAATGTAAAAAACGATTACGAATCTGCTAGCGATAAACAAAATTTTGGACTTAAATATATTTATGAGAATTATAATGCAGATTATATATTTGTGTGTGGTTCTGACACATACGTCAACATTGATAAAATGTTAGCGTTTGTAAAAAATTTCAACTGTGAAGAACCATTGTATATTGGAGGTCACGGACATAACAGAATGATTGGAGATTATAATTGTTATTTTCATTCTGGAGCTGGATTTATCTTATCAAAAGAATCTTTGCATTTGATTTACTATAAGTTGTGGAACATGTTTTTGGAATGGGGTAAAATTTGCAATAAATATGGTTGCGATTATTTATTGTCTGCTTGCGACGTCGCTATTAGCTATTTTTTACAGAATGTTCTTGGTTATGGATTAAAAATCATAACTTTAAATGACAAATTTGTTGGTTGCAATCATAAAGGTTTGGCGCATAATAACACATTTGTATGTTGTGGAAAAAAGATAAAGCCGAGTAATATAATTAGTTGTCATAGAATGACGCTTGGAGATTTTGACGAATTCACTGTAATTTTAGAAAAAAATAATTATTTTATTTATTGTGAACAAGAGGAGGTTAAGTTTTCATTCAACAAAACCAATACCTTTTGCATTTCTTTAATCTCTAATGAAGATAGATGGAATAAAATGGAGCGTCGGTTTAAAAATTCTCATTTAGATGCAGCTAGATGGATTGCTGCAACTCCAGACAATGGTCAAATGTCGGATAACTTTTGGCATTCGTTAAGTTCTGTTCAAAAAGCATGCGCGCAATCACATTTGCATATATGGAAACATTTTGCAAATTCTGAAAATTTAGAATATGCGTTTATTTTAGAAGATGACGCGTGTTTTGATAGAAATTGGAAACAAAAGTTGCAGCAGTTTTTTACAGACGTAAATGACCCTGATTGGGACATGATTTTGCTAAATGCGTCAGAACCTATTGAACCTAGAGATAAATGGGTAAAAGTAACTGAGCAATACTTATGCGGTGGTTATATATTATCCAAAAAGGGCGCCAAAAATTTACTTTCAATGTTTGAAAATAACTACGCAGCCAGTGATTGGATGACAAGCCGATTGGAGTTGAATGGTCATTCATATTCTTATTTTCCTTGGTTAATTATACAAGAAGGAAAAGAAACGACAATTGGCAGCAATATAGACCACGACCATCAAAAAGTGTTAAAATGTTTATCCAACATTAATTATGGCTTTGAAAATTATGGTGTATAATAAAAAGTAATTATATATTTTAACTTAAACATTTAAATTAATATCATTAAATGCACATTCAATCGCGAGATTTTACAATTTTTATTAAAAATATTCTAGGTAATTATTTTATTAATAAAACCGTTTTAGATGTGGGGGCAGGAGATATAAATGGAAATAATAGATTTTTATTTGAAAATTGCGATTATCATGCAAATGATGTAATAAAAGCGCAAAATGTTACAATTGTATCAAAAACAAAAGATTTGCCGTTTGACAATGAAAAATTTGATACTATTTTTTCAACTGAATGTTTTGAACACGACCCTGAGTATAAAGAGTCTTTTAAAAAAATATATGATATGTTAAAACCAAACGGCTTATTTTGTTTTACGTGCGCGTCAACTGGACGACCGGAACATGGAACGCGAAGAACTAGTCCACAGGATTCTTACGGTACTATTGGAAATCTGGAAGATATGCAAGATTATTATAAAAATCTTACCGTGTTAGATTTAAATGCTTGTTTAAATTTGAATGAATTGTTTTCAACGTGGGAAAGCTATTATAACGGTGAAAGTTGCGATTTATATTTTGTTGGCATTAAAAAAGGGAACAACTCCGAGTTATTATTAAAAAAATATTCTGGAAATTTAATTGAATCAACTTCTCATAAAATTAATAATCTGCGTTCACTGGACGCTATATTTGATAAGTATGACACAGACAAAAAATCTTGTTTTCATAATTATACCAGACAATATGGAGACCTGCTTAGAAATTATAAAGACAACCCTTTAAAATATCTTGAAATTGGCGTTTTCAATGGAGGAAGCATTAATGCTTTCAGGGAGTATTTTAATAATGCAAAATGTTTGGTGGGATTAGACATTGATTGCAGATGCAAAAATTTTGAAAGTATTGATAAGAACGTGTTTGTGGAGATTGGAAATGCAACAGAAAGATCATTTATTGAAAGCATTACTCAAAAATATGGCGCATTTGATATTATATTAGACGATGGTGGACATTCAAATTCTGATGTTATACAATCATTTGAATTATTGTTCCCATTGTTGAATGACAACGGTTTGTATATAGTTGAAGATACAATATGTTATAAGGTTGGAAATTATATAAATAATTCTTATCCAAATCATTTGCAATATTTTTGCAATTATATTCCATTTTTAAATCAATGGAGGTATGATTCATCTGAGGGCATTAGAGATAATTGCGTTGATCCATTTAAAATTTTAAAAAAAACTGATAACTTATTTGAATATTCTATTGATAAAATAGAATTTGGTTGTTCTTATATTGCAATTCATAAAAAGGTTCGCCATCATTGGATTAAATAAAATAATAACTTTGAAATCATATTAATAAAATTATTATTATGATTAATTTTTACCAATTAGCGCCAAACGCGCTGCCACCAAGAACTTCGTTGGCCGCCATGATCATTCCACCGTATGGGTCTCCCATTCCAGGTGTTGCCGCTCCGGGCATTGGTGTTGCATCATTGCGATACATTGCATTGTAATCTGGCGCGTTTTGTTGAACTGTCTCAGTGGGCAAGCTGCTAATTGACGTGGTTCCTTGGCTCATTCCACCATAAAGTGAATTCCCCATGGCACTTGCATTATTGGGCAATTGATTTTGTCCAGCAATGGGTTGAGATACTTTCACATTTCCCTTACCCTTTCCTTTACCTTTCTTTTTATCATCGGCTGATTTGCCCTCCCATAAATCAACCAATCTGTCAAATAAGATGCTGACTTTCTCTCCCAACTTTGTTTGTAAACTTAACGTAATGAGTAAAACAGACAATATAATAAATATCACGCTAGTATCAGGATATTTGGTTCCGCTGTATGTTGGCAAGTATGTCGCAATTCTATGTATGTAAAATAGACCTATAAACATAACTACAATTTGACCAATAACTTCTGCTAAAATTTCAAAACTTCCCTTTTCATCGTCCGCCTCCGGAACAAATTTTTGCATTGCTTTATTTAAAATTACAATAGGAACAAACGACAACAATGCATATTGCGTAATGTTTAATAAATCTGCTTTTGTGTCATCGTCAAAATTAAAAACATATTTAAAAAAACCTAATTTTGATGATAATTTTGAATCGTCTAGACTGTCCATATGTTTTATAAAAAGAAATTAAAATAAGTAAATCCTGTCTTTTGCTAAATAAACTCTTCCTAAAATAAGCTTTCAATATAACGGACTGGATCGTATGTTGCCTGTTTCAACAACAATACTACAATTAAACCAATAAGACCATTTAAAACTGAACTATTAAAATCTTCAAAATTATTATTGTGCAGTTTTGTTCCAAAAATAATATCCATCCAATCTGGTCCGTAATTTAATTTACCATTTTGAAGATGATGCGCTTTATGTGTGGGCGATTTCAAATAATGGAAATTAATGAGATGATAAGAGCTATATACTATTGACCAAAAAAATAGAACATAGTTATTAAATATTTTTATTGAAAATAGCTTTTTAATTATCTCTCCTAAAAATATCAAAACAAACCCTCCATATAAGAAGAAGTTTAACAATAACTCAATAACAAATACCCAAGTAGCGTCTGCATATTTTGGATTATGATGAAATAAATGCATGAAACCAATAAACTCAAAATTCTTATTATGCGTTATATGATGCGTAATATAACACCAATATTCAGCAAAAAACAACGTTAACAGAGAAAGGATGTAATTATGGTCTGTTTTATAAGCAATGATTGAAATATATGTAAAAAGAACCCAAAATGCCGCAAAGTTTATGAAGTATATTTTATATAAACTTACAATCAATGGATCTTCTTTGTTATATTTGGCTTGTTTTTCTTCTTTATTCATGCTGTTTATTATTTGCAGATATATTTTTTTAATGACGATTTAATAAATAGCAACAATATCTTAGTTGTTGCAACTAATGTGGCCATAAATATCCACTGAAGAGTGACAACGTTACGATTTTTTTTATCATATTTTATAGGAAATAATTTATTTGCAGTGTCAATCATTGTTGTGTCTCCGTAATGCTCTTCAATTTGAGTTACTGGACAATCTCCGTAATAATAATTTAGGATTAAGGTTATTATAAAAAATAAATTCATTGCGGTTAATACAAATATACTGTCGCTTAATAAAATAACAAATATTGGCAACGAAAATATTAGGAAATGAAAAAACATCATAGTATAAATAAACAAGTTTTGCATTGTTATAAAATAACGGCAGATTTTATTTTGATTTTTATTAAATAGTTGCGCGTAAATAAGTTAAAAACAAATTATTTAATAACTTTATTATGAGTAGCGCAAGATCAAATGCAGCGGCAAGATCTAGACGAGCTGGAGGAGACTCGTTTCCCCAACCACAGCAGATGAATGGACGCCCTGGGCAACAAATGCAGCAAGGACAACAAATGCAGCAAGGAGCAAAGCTTTCTATTTCGGACGCAATTGCCCTCATTACTTTACGTTTAGGGCGTGTTGAACAAATTGTTCAGAACATGCCGGTGGACAGTCAAACTAATTTAGGCGAAAATGCGAGAGTTGTTGATGATGTAGTTCTTGCCAATATTGCCCAACGTTTGGAGGCACTTGAAAAGAGTCAGAAGGTTTTAGCCGAGAGAAAGCCAACAGTTGTTGCTTCAACTGCACCTGTTAGTACTGTCAACCCTAAATTAACCGAATCTGTTGATGCATTAAATACCGAAATGATTCAAGTTAAGGAGTTGTTGATGCAGTTGCAGTCTTTTACTATGCAAACAAATCAGCGCCTTTCTGATATTGTTTTTAATGGTGGCGAGTTTGTTGACCACGCCGAAGAGTGCGAAGATGGCGACATTGTAAGCGGAAATGTAGTGGACGACGCGTCCGCTCAGGCATTGCTTGGGCTTCAAAACACCAGCGTTGAAGAGGGTGACAATTAAATTTATGTTGGAATAATATAAAGAATTGTATATATTACATTCATAATGGATAAAAATGATGATGCATCACAAACCATTAAGGTTTCTAAAAATCCTACACAAGAATCAACCCCAGAATCTACGCCTGAAAAAGTAAAAGACCCAGAAGAAGTACAGGATGTTATAAAAAAAATAGAAGCAGATGGAGAACGCATGCTCGCCGAATTAAAGATTATTGGAAATGTTAATGAAGATTCGCTTACAAATATAATGAAAAATGGAGAAAAGGAATTTATTAAAAAGACTGGACGTCGCATGACATATGGAGAAATGAGACAGGCATATGGTTAAATTTATCAAATAACAATTTTTATTGCAAACATTGTTATTTAAAATCTCATCTTTTTTTTAAGATTTTTTGTTTCTTAATAGGTTTTTTACATCGCATTTTTTTGTTTGAGTTTTTATTTTTTACTCTTTTGTGTTTTTTACATGTATTTGATTTTTTATAACTGTGCATTCATGTGGCTCTTTTAATTGTTTTATTTTTCCCTCCGCCTACTGGGTTAAATGCGCCGTATGATATCTTGCCCACAGTTAAAGCTCCGGCTGCGGCTGAGTCTGTAACCGCTTTTACTTTACTCTTAATCAGTTTTCCAATTTAAGAAATTTGAAATGAAGCCGTTTCCGCTCTAGTTATAGTTAACCCTTGAGGGAGTTTGAGAAATTCCTGCCAATCCTGCAAATGCCATTTATAGTAAAAGAATATAATATTTATATGATAAACTACATTTGCGCAGTATATTTATTTTTAATGTGTCTTTATAATAAATAATATATGAATGCAGCAAAAATAACCCAAACTTTAGACATTCATGAACAAATCCATGCGCAATTTTCATCAAATGAACATATTAAAATTGCAAAAGCAAATATTATGAAAACTTGTTTTACTGACGTATTATCTAGACTATGTTTTTCCTTAAATTATGAAAACATTATACTTGATTACAGGTATTTTAAATTCATAGCATTTGCAGACAATTATGAATTTGTTATTAGCTACATTGTATCTGTTATTAAAAGTGCGTTGCATAAACATGAAACTTTCATACTTCACGTTAATTTGGATTCATTAACGCTTCTCCACATTGAAAAATATTTTGGTTTTATAAAACAAATATCCGAAGTTTTAAAAACAACCTTTCCTGAAAAGTTAAACGCATGTTATATTTACAATGCTCCATTCATATTTTCAAAATTATTTAATATTGTTGGCGCATTTATTGATAAGAGAACTCAGCAAAAAATTCAATTAGTGAAAGATGAATAAAAATTTTATTCATAAAAAAATTGAAATGCTAATAATCATTTGTAATTAATTTACCCAAATCACAATGCAATCATATAGAGATGTTAAGGATGTTATTCAACGTCTATTGGAAATTATCCCTGAAGACCAAGTTCTTCTTAGGGAGAAAATTATTGAGTTTAATAATACTACAATTAAAACTACTGCTCCTAGGCACAAAGACATGTGGAATCAGGCACCTGAGCGCATGAATGGTATTTATTTTGCGGAGATTGGTTATATTTTAAACGAGTACACTGGCGAGATTGACACAGATTGGAAGAGAACTCTGGTAAAAGTTTTTGCTAATGAAGAATAAAACAAGAATAAAACCAGAATAAAAAAGAATTATGATAAAAAATTGAAATGTATTAAATACATTTTTTATTGTAAACAAACACAATGCTGCTCACGATAACGGAAAAGACTAAGAAGGATATTTTCATTTCGCTGTTTCAGCTTTTAAAATCCGCATCTTCAACAGTAACCATTATATTCTTGGAAGACCATGCTTATATTCAGGGCATGGATAGCAGTCATGTCTGCCTGTTTGATGCAAGGATTTATAATGTATGGTTTGATAAATATGAGATTCTTGAAAATGACCTAAAAAATGTTTGTTTAAATACGCAAATTCTTCATACAATTTTGTCCATGTCACAGGAGCAAGACTCCATAACACTTCATTACGATGGACAAGCAGACTCTATTGAGATTGATTTGACCAATGCAAAGGGAGAATTCAACAAATATTTCAAGGTTCCTCTAATTGATATGGAATCAGACTTGCTTGAGATTCCCAGTGTTGATTATGATGTTGAGTTTTCCATTAAGGCAAAAAAAATGAACGAACTCATTTCGCAACTTTCAATATTCGGTGACGTCATTGACATTAAGTGTAGTGAAGAGAAGATTGACCTGATTTCTAAGGGCGATGGAGGCGAGATGCTTGTCAATATCCCAATAGACGATTTGTCCGAGTTTTCAATCTCAGAAGGCCAGGTCATTGATATCTCATACAGTATCAATTATATCAACAAGATGTGCATTACTACAAAACTGGCATCTGAAATTGAAATGTCAATCAGCGATAATATGCCATTAAGGATAAAGTATGATTTAGGAAACAACAGTTCGGTTATGTTCTTCTTGGCACCCAAGGTTGAATAATAGTTCTCTTAATAGGAGGGGTCATAGGGGAACCTGGGTTCCCTTAAGTGAGTATAAATAATAAAAAATTTATGTGATTTTTTATTAGTTATTAACCATGTTGAAAATATTTATTGCATTTTTTGTTTTTTGTCTAGTCTTATTCATTTATCTTCACATTCAGTTCCATTTGAAGACTAGCAACGATTTAGAAGTTTACGAATTAGATATGGCTTCCAAAGATAAATTGGACGAAATATGCGACTTAAGGCAACCTGTTATTTTTGATTTTGAAAATGACAAAATTATCCAAAGCGCCAACGCATCTTACATTCAAAACAATTACCACGCTTTTGAAGTTAAAATTAGAAATGCAAATGATTCCGATTACAGCAGTGAAATTTATATTCCATTACCATTGCACTCTGCCAAAAAGTTGTTTGATGAAGATAAAACGGCTTCTTATTTCTCCGAAAATAACACTGAATTTTTACAGGAAACCGGAGTTATTAAGCATATGCAATACAACGATGAATTTATTCGTCCTCCGATGGTTTCCAACTGCAATTATGATATCATGATGGGGTCTGATGGAACAAAAACACCATTCAGGTATGAGATAAATTATCGCAACTTTTTCCTTATCACGGAAGGTAAGGCTGTTATTAAGCTGGCTCCTCCACAGAGCTCCAAATACTTGTATCTTGTGAGAGATTATGAGAACTTTGAATTTAGATCACCAGTGAACCCTTGGAAAGTTCAAGCGCAATACAGTGCCGATTTTGATAAGATGAAGTGTCTTGAAGTCATTTTAACACCTGGAAAAACTATTAATATTCCAGCTTACTGGTGGTACAGTATCCAATTTGAGAAAGATACTTGCATTGCTTGTTTCAGATATAGAACATACATGAACAATGCTGCGATTGTCCCACACATCGCCTTACATGCACTTCAACTCCAGAATGTCAAGAGAGAAGTTGCAAAGAAGCACGATATTAATGAATTGAATATTAAGGCTAAGCCTGTGGAAAAGGAGAGTTCAAATACGTCTTCTCTCGCGGAACCTGTAGTGGAGAGTCAAAAGGTGGTTGAACAACCCACCGAAGAAATACAAGCGGCCAACTTTGACAACACGACATCCATCAACAATTCTTCATTATAAAAGGTTTTTATTTTAACGCCTTTTTTAAAATAAAAATTGATAAATAAATAATAAATACATTAAACTATATACAATATGGAAACAATGAGGACACATCATCAACTTCAAGCGCAGCGCGCAACCGTTCAGGCGTCGTATGATGCAGCAATTGCGGAAAATAAATTTATTGACAAGTCTCAAATATATTTGGACAAAAAAGAGAAAAGAATTATTGTAAGTATTTATTATGGAGCAAAGTTGGCATCAACTTACTCTTAATAACATACAAATGCATTTCACATAAATTTTTTTAACCGGTCTAACAATATTTATTACTTTTTTAAATTTTAATTTAAAAAAATTAGAACAATAAAGATATAATGCATTTTTTAAAAGACAATATACTAAGCATATTTTTTTTTAATTTAATTGTTTGGATTAAAGAACTTTTTGAAATAATAAAAAAATGTGCTTCTACTCCAGATAAAGTTGTTTTAGATAATTTACCAAAACACGTCGCAGTTATTATGGACGGAAATAGCTCAAAAAAGATTTTCAATCTGCAATAAAAAATTATTCAAATCGGAAAATGCGACGCGGAATATAGTTAAGTTGTGCTATTCCTAATTTTAGACAAGTAAATATATATAATTTGCAGTTAAAGCTATTGCTACATATTATATAATAACACGCTATATCATGACGCACGTATACAAGGTGCACATTAATGACCGCGCGTATACAACTTGGACATTTTTGACTGTGGTAGATTTTAAGGAAACGGAACTTAAAGAAGTTAATCCGGCGGAACAAAAGTTGTTTACGAATGATATTTTTACCACTGAACCAGAGTTTAAACTTTTGCATTCAAGTGTTAGAACTTCTAACAATATACCAGGCGTTCTTATTTTAAAGGGAAACAAAACATACGGTCGCGCCGAAAATGGCAAACTACTATACAAATGCATTCCAGATGACAAAAGACTACCTACATTTCTTATCTCATATGAAATGAAAACTGTGGGATTTTCAAAAGTTTTTGCCAATCAATATGTTACAGTTAACTTTTTTGAATGGAAAGATAAACACCCACGTGGAACGATTTCCCAATTAATCGGACCTGTTGAAGTGCTTGATAATTTCTATGAGTATCAGTTATACTGCAAAAGTTTAAATGCGTCTATTCAAAATTTTACTAAGAACACGTCAAAGGCTCTTAAGAGTCACCCTCACGACGCATTTATTGAAAATATTCGCATAAAATACCCTGACATTGTTGATAGAACTGACAACTCTAAATGGAACATTATAACTATTGATCCACCAAACAGTCAAGATTACGACGATGCATTTAGCGTTTGCCCATTGGAAAATGGTATGCAGCAGTTAAGCATATACATATCCAATGTAACAATCTGGATGGACGTTCTTAATCTTTGGGACTCATTCTCGCGTCGTATTTCAACAATTTATCTGCCTGATAGAAAACGACCCATGTTACCAACAATTCTATCTGATTGCTTGTGCAGTTTGCAAGAAAAGCACACCAGATTGGCATTTGTAATGGACCTAATTATTGACGGAGAAGTAATCACAGACATTAAATATTCAAACTGTATGATTAGAGTCACAAAGAATTATTGTTACGAGGAACACGCCCTTCTAGAAAGCGAGAATTACAATGCGATTTTGGAAACAACGAAAACCCTTTCCAAAAATTATAAGTATATTAACAATGTTCGCAACAGCCACGAAATGGTTTGCTACTTGATGATTTTAATGAACTATAATAGTGCAAAAAATCTTATTTCTCATAATAATGGAATTTTTAGGTATACAATTATGAAAAAGGAAGTGTCGGTTCCAGAATCACTGCCTGAAGAGGTTGGAAAGTTTATAAAGATATGGAATAGTGCGGCGGGTCAATACATTGACGTTAGCTGTTTGGAAGAAGGACAAACAATCGCTCACAATTTACTTGAAATGGATGCGTACGTTCATATAACTTCACCGATTCGCCGTCTGGTAGATTTATTAAATATAATTCAATTCCAACAGAATACTGGAATTATTAAATTGTCTGAAAATGCAATTGAATTCTATAAAAAATGGATTGCTGATCTAGAATATATTAATATTACTATGAGATCTATTAGAAAGGTGCAAAATGACTGCAATTTATTGCATATGTGTGCAACTTCTCCGGAAATCATGGAAAAGAATTACACTGGTTATGTGTTTGACAAGATTATTCGCAACGATGGTCTATTTCAATATGTAGTTTATTTGCCCGAACTTAAATTGGCTTCGCGCGTTACTTTTAGGGAAAATATTGAAAATTATGATTTGCGAGAATATAAATTGTACGTTTTTCATGATGAAGAAAAATTTAAGAAGAAAATTAGGTTGCAATTACTGTAAATTTCTGTATATATTGTATATTATATATTTACAAATATATAATGTATGAAAATTCTTGCGATGAAATAATAGATCATTTATTTTTGGGTAGCGCTAATGCATTAAATGAAGTAGAAAAATTTGCAATGATTGTTAATTGCACTCCGAATTCTCAGATTGCTTTGCCAAAAAACCACAAAAATGCAATGAGAATTCCTATCAACGATGAACCCAAAGATTCCGATAAATTCTTGTCTTTGATACGCGAAACTGGCGTCATTGATTTGATGCACAATAGCTTAATAAATAAGGAACCTGTCTTAGTTCATTGTTTTTCTGGCATTCAAAGATCTTGTGCATTGGTTGCGTGTTATCTTATTAAATATTACAATATGAACCCTAGTATTGCAATCCAATACATAAAAGAAAAACGACCTATTTCTTTTTTCGGAAGAGTCACATTCATAAAAGCAATTGAACAATATTACGATGACTTACAGGAAAAATGATAAAACCTTTATTTCTCTGATTTTTTCTCAATGACGACTTCCTTGGCAATATTGCGAATTATTTTTTCGCGTTTCTTATCATCATCTTCCATTGTGGAACCGCCCATAGCTTCTAATAAAATGTTTTGGTATTCCAAATGCTTCTTGGTTTCAGTGTCTTCTGCAGATGGGTTTTCTTCTCTCCATTGAGGCAGTTGTTTAATATTTTTATGTTCAATTCCTTTTATGGCTTGTTTTATTTTTATATTTTCTCCGTTTTCTTTTTCCCAAGAATCTTTGTCCTTTATATAAAGCGTTTCTCTCTTCAAATCACTGCAATGAATTGGGCGTTTGAATACATCAAGCGCCTTTAAGTTCCTCAAGAAGATCTTGCTCATTCCTTCCACATATCCGACGCGTCCAATCATATCTAAATCACTTAGTTGAAGCTTAATTTGCTCCACAAAGTCTCCAATGTTGAGAGCATCTTTGCAGTGTTCATTCAAAAAGAACTGCAAATTGAATTGGTTATTATTATTAGTAGTCGTATTATTATTAATAATGGTATTTTTCTCCTTTGAGAGCTCTATAATTTGCTTATTCTGTTCAAGAAGCAATTCTTTCAATTCTTTATTTTCATTTATTTGCTGTTTAAATAATTCGGCGAGCATTTTAAAGTCTGAATTTCCCTTTTCTTCTTGTTCCTCTTGATCCAGAACACCATTGCATCTTTTTTTATGTTTTTGCAATCCTTGACGATATTTATAAGTCTTTCCGCATAAACAGTTATATGAAAGACCAGTTGTGGAATTATCTGAATCAACGTGCATCTTCTCGCAGTGTTTTTTATGTTTTGCAGTCAATAAATGTTTAGCATAATCTTTTTTACTTGATGTTTTGATGTCGCAAGTTTCACAATAATATTGGGAAATTTTGGCATCCAATGCATCCATTTTTATTCTATATTAGAGTGCTATTTTTTCCCTAAATACTTTTTAACATAATTTATAAATTGGGAAAAATAGTGCATCATTTGCATTCTTTTAGGCATCCTATGTGATTGACAAATTATTTATCATGTTAAATAAGTTTTTAGTAAAAAGTTTTACTTGGTATTATGATAACAGACATAATTAGAAAAATGCATGGGAAAAATTTATGGGATTTTGGATGCAAATGATAATTTTGGATGCACGTTTTTTCCCTGCCGTTTTTTTTACCCAAAAATACTTATAAATTTGTCATCACAAAATTATAATTATTTTTTTGGTAACCCACACCATAATGCTCACAAGGGCGAAATTTTGACCCTTTTTTCATAAAGTATTTCCGTTTTTGAAAATTGGACATTTTTTTTGTCCATTTTTGATTTTTGGAAACACTTTTGACCCCTTGTTTTTATCAATATTTCGCCCAGACTGAGGACAATAAATCAAAATAATATATTCTTAATTTTGCGCGATTGTGAATGTCAACACAAAAATACAAACTATTCATTGACTGCATAAAAAATTGATAAGCATTTAATGATTTAAAGAACCAATCAACAACATTTTGAGACAATGCAGCAAGAACTTGAATATTATGAATCCGAAGAGAGAAGCCTAATCTTTCAGATAAACGCGCAATTTACTCAACCATTCTGCATTTATTTGTCTCCGAGTTCAACCCTCGCCGAATTGTATGAAAAAATGGGGTATAATTTATTCCCTGAAATGACGGATAGGAAAACGATTGTCAGCTACCACAGCAACCCTATGCTTGAACAAAAAGAAAAGCGCAAGATTCATTACATAGTTGCAATGAATCTTACATTAAATAAGACGTTGACTATTCCAAAGAATACGCGAACTACGCTTAGACAGTTTATTAAAGGAAATGATATTTACTTTGAAAATTGCTCACAGTTTCCGGCATTTCAAACAGTTTATAAGTTATTTGTAATAGACGACGAATTGAACAAAGAACTGCAGGAATACATTTATCAGAATTCTATGGGAGCCGTTATTTATAGACAGGTTATCAAAATGACACAGTGTTTTACTTTAACTACACATAAAGAGACTGGTTCGTTGCTACAAACTTAAGTGTCAATTGTGGGATTTCTCTTAGCTTGCTTAGTAGCGCAATATTTCCAATACTTTCCGCTATTTTTTCCATTTCACACGAGATGTTATTAATCTTGGAAATTGCCTTTACAAATTCTCCCAGAAAGATGCCTTTATTAGCCTCCAAGTTCTGTAGAATCGTTTTGCACTCGGCGGCGGACTCGCATTTAGCCCAAGCTTGAACGTAATCAATCAAGTCATAGTGCATGTTATAATCCACTCCAGTAAATGTGTTCTGCTCTGTCTCAAAATCTTGGTAATAATTATATTGCTCT